GGGACCGCCACACTTTTCAGTGCTGGATCTCTATCCCTAACTCTCACCCCAACTATCATCACCATTACAAATGCTACGGTTGGTGTGGTGTACAACATAAACACTATATTTTCGTGTACTGTACCCACTACCAACTCATTAGCAGTACCAGGTGTTGTTGGGGCTACTGGATTAAGCTGGAATTCTACTTCTGGCACAGACAACCAAGCATATATTTCCACAACCGGAACATTGTCAACAGTCTCATCCACCAACGAGTTTTTAACCGCTACGAGTACTACTATTGTGCTCACATTTCCTCTAAGTGGTTTGTATGGGACGGGGAATCCACAACTTGAAATTCTCATCACCGCCGTTGACCCCCAAGTCACCGGTTAGAGAACCGTTGTGAAAGACCTGGAATGTCGTTAAACTTAGCCTGTGTGAGGCCCCGGAAGCCTTTAAACTCGACGTGAAAAGACCGGCAAGTCTATAAACTGCCCGTGCACAACCCGCATGTAAAAGGGTTGAGGGTAAGCGAGGATGGCTAATTCCTCCACTGGTTAACGGCAGTGCCCGCCTAGTTCAGCAAGGATTTAGACGTTCCACGTAACTATGCGTTAAATAGACAAATAGACAGAAAATTCTGGCATTCAGGACCGGTGCACCGCCGGTATATAAATTAGGGTTAGAAGCCCGGATTCGTCCAAGGTAAAAATATTGTCCATGGGTAAATTTGTTAAAAGTCTGGGAGTTGTGACCCAGTGGCGGAAGACCAACCGCTGATCAAATTGGCCAACAATTATCCTCCCGTCTAAATTGCGAGCAACGTTATTGCAACGTGTGCAAAGGCTTCTTACAATGCCATAATTGTGAGCGTAGATCCAACGAGATGGGTGACCGTGACTGGGGTTGGTTACGTGTCCTGAGCGAGCAACGCTAGTGTGTTATGTGCCTGCGCACACCCCGGTAGAGAGTAAAATGTTAATTCTGGGCTCTCTCTACTTCCCCGAATCACTTCGTG